TGATTTTGGGGCGGTCTTTGGGGTTTGGTGAGCCAGCAACCTAAGCTCGATACCTTCAGCGTCGATCGACGAGTGGTGGGAAGACCATCTTAGGAGAATATAAATGAATACTGAACAGAGCGTGGAATGGGATACCGTTAAGTCAGATGACGGGCAGCTCTTGAAGAGGGCGAAGGTTGATGGAGGTTGGTTATGGCTACATCTACAAGCTTATAGAGTTTTCGATCTTGAGGGGAGGGTAGACTTGGAGTTCCGCAATGCTATTACGTTCCAACCAGACCCCTAAGACTACGATCCTTGGCGCAGGTTGAAGGCTCACCTGTTTAGGCACTACAAACATAGGAGAACGACATGGGATATACCGAAGAAGGTATAGGCTATCAGCATCGGGATACAAGTCTCGCCGCCGCTAGCAACGTAGGGGGTAAGAAGACCACCTTACGCGAACAAGTTTACACCCTGCTAACGCAAACCCCCACCCCTTTGAGCACTGAACAGGTCGCCGAGATTTTAGGTCGCCCCTACGTATCAGTCCAACCCCGACTATCTGAACTATCAAACGATAGACGCATACGAGACAGCGGTAAGCGTGGTAAGACGCAATGGGGTAAGGCTTGTATTTTGTGGGAGGTGTGCCGTGAAAAAACAACGAACTAAACCCGAGTGGATCGCTATCGCATTAAAGTGTGAAGCCGCTTACCTGCTCGCGCCGTGGTATTCACCAATGCGCCTCTTTTTTTCTTACGGTGCGAAACACGCTAGGCGAAAGGCTGAGCAAGCACCTGAGTAAAACCAAGGGCATGGGCTTTTTCCGTACGAGGGTCTGTGTTTAATTTTATATCGTACGCGCAATAGGAGAACGACATCATGACTACTAAATCATCCCCCAAAGCTGACGCAGTTCGGGCCTACCTAGTTAAGAACAAAACCGCCACCCCTGCGGAGGTCGCAAAGGCTACAGGCGTTTCGTATGGATACGTTTACAAGTTAATGCAAAAGATCGGTACGCCGAAAGAGGTGTTTATCGCAGAGGAGGAAGCGACAAGCACCGGAAAAAAGCCACAAACCGCCAACCTACGACAGGTTGGTGGGGAACATTACGTGGGTTTATCCGTCGAGCCTTGGGAGGCAATGGAAGCATGGATGACTAAGGACGAGTTTATCGGGTTCTTGAAGGGCAACATTATTAAGTATCTTGCCAGAGAGAAGAACGCGAACGACTTGGACAAAGCAGGTCATTACATGCAGAAACTGCTAGAGGTGAAGTGATGGACTTAATCACGTTAGATTTTGAAACTTATTATGACAGGGATTATTCCCTGTCCAAGTTAACTACTGAGGAGTACGTACGTGATCCCCGATTTGAGGTGATTGGCGTAGGTGTTAAGGTGAACAATGAAGGAACTGAATGGGCAAGCGGAACCCACGACGAACTCAAGCGATACTTACATAGCTTCGCGTGGGAAAAGAGCATGGTACTTGCTCATAACACTATGTTTGATGGTGCCATTTTGTCTTGGGTGTTTGATGTTCATCCTCGCATTTATACCGATACTTTGTGTATCGCCCGTGCTCTTCATGGCGTGGAAGTTGGTGGCAGTCTCAGGGCGTTATCTGAAAGATATGGCATCGGCGCTAAAGGTACCGAGGTTCTAAACGCTTTAGGTAAACGACGAGCAGACTTTACCGACGATCAGTTAGCCCTGTATGGCGACTACTGCATAAATGATGTCGAGTTAACACACAAACTATTCAACATCTTTTTACGTAAAGGCTTTCCTAAACAAGAACTTAGAATGGTTGACCTTACCTTACGGATGTTTACCGAGCCATGTCTGGAGTTGGATATTGGTCTGCTTGAACAGCATCTGGAGGATACGAGGGAGCGGAAAGACCAACTGCTTGAGAGTGCAGGTGTGTGTAAAGACGATCTCATGTCTAACCCCAAGTTTGCGGAGGTCCTGCAAGGGTTGGGTGTTAGCCCACCAATGAAGACTAGCCCGACTACTGGCAAAGAAACTTTCGCGTTCGCTAAGAGCGACGAGGCTTTCAAGGCGTTAACTGACCATGAAGATGACAGGGTGCAAGCTGTGGTAGCGGCACGTCTGGGTACCAAGAGTACCTTAGAGGAAACCAGAACTCAGCGGTTCATCGACATAGGTAAACGTGGCACGTTGCCCGTGCCTGTTCGCTACTACGCCGCACATACTGGGCGATGGGGTGGTGATGACAAGATCAACATGCAGAACCTACCAAGCCGTGGGCCAAATGGTAAGAAGTTAAAGCGTAGCATCCTCGCGCCAGCAGGACACACCTTGGTTGATGCCGATAGCGCACAGATCGAAGCACGTGTACTCGCATGGCTTGCGGAACAGGACGATCTTACTGAGGCGTTCGCCAACAACGAAGATGTATATAAGAAGATGGCGGCTCGTATCTACAATGTAGATGTCGATGACGTAACTAAAGATCAGCGGTTCGTTGGTAAAACCACGATCCTTGGCGCAGGTTACGGCATGGGAGCAGTGACGTTTCAAGCACAGCTAAAGACGTTTGGGTTTGATATGGAACTGGACGAGGCCCGTCGGGTCATAAACATCTATCGTGAAGCTAACTGGAAAATCAATCAGTTATGGCGCAACTGTCAGAACATGGTCAAGAACATGGTCAACGGCGACAGCGTACAGATTGGTAAGTCAGGTGTGCTGAAAGTGTTGGGATCAGAACGCGGTATCTTACTTCCATCTGGATTGACACTGCGCTATGACGACTTATCAGCCGATCACACTGATACTGGGTTGGAGTACAGCTATAAGACACGCCGTGGACGCACCAGAATATATGGTGGGAAGGTCACTGAAAACGTGTGTCAGGCGATAGCGCGTTGCATTATTGGTGAGCAAATGTTACAAATTAGCAAGAGATGTCGCGTTGTGCTAACTGTTCACGATTCGATTGTGGTCTGTGCGAAAGACGATGAAGTCGAGGAAACACAGGCGTATGTCGAACAATGTATGCGTTGGATACCCGACTGGGCAGAAGGTCTGCCGATTGACTGTGAAAGTGGAACTGGGAAATCGTACGGAGATTGTGAATGAGTGTAGCACCGTGGTCGTTTAGTAAGATCAAAGCATTCGAGCAATGCCCTAAACAGTTTTACCACGAGAAAATACTCAAAGAGTATCCGTTCGTTGAGACTGAGGCTATCCGTTACGGTAATGCGTTTCACAAAAGCGCCGAAGACTACGTTAAAGATGGTACTCCACTCCCTGAGAAGTTTACGTATGCTCAACCAGTGCTTGATTCCCTGAACGCCAAACGAGGGGTCAAGCTATGCGAGCAAAAGATGGGGATCACAGAGAACCTCAAACCCTGTGGTTTCTATGACAAGGACGTATGGTTTCGAGGGATTGCAGACTTACTAATCATTGACACGTTAGGTCAGACTGCGTGGGTTATTGATTATAAGACTGGTAAGAACGCACGGTATGCGGACAAAGGTCAGCTAGAACTGATGGCATTAGCTGTGTTTCTGCACTACCCCGACATCAAAAAAGTCAGGGGTGGGCTAGTCTTTGTGGTCAGTAACGATCTCATCAAAGCAAGCTATGACGAGTATGATGAGCAAGAACTGTGGGTGAAATGGCAGGGCAAGTACAACGCCATGAAGACCGCCGCCGACAAAGATGTTTGGAACCCACGCCCGAATGGATTGTGCAAACGGCACTGTCCAGTAACTGTATGTCCTCACAACGGGAGCAACTAATGCCGTACAAAAACCCCAAAGACCGCCCCAAACAGAAGAACAAGCCTGTCGGGAGTAAAGAATTTAAGGCGCGTATGGAACGTCAGCGTGCCCGTAGGAAGATGGATAAGACAGGTAAAGACGCTAACAAGAACGGGAAAGCCGACAAGCGAGAGGGTAAAGACGTGGCACACAAGAAGCCATTGTCTCGTGGCGGTTCCAATAAAGACGGTGTAACTGTACAGAGCCGCCGCCGCAACCGCGCGGCAGGTGGAGCCTTGAGCAAAGGCAAAAAGAAATAAGTTAGTGCGACACTAACACCGCGCCGAAAGGCGTTGCGATGGAGAACGATGTGCAGATATTGGAAAACAAGGCGCTATTATTGCGCCTAAAAAACCCCAACAAAGTTACGAAAGTTGTCGAGAAGAGTCGAGAACTATCAGATAATCAAGTTGTGGTGAACTGGGGTATCGACGAGGCTCATACCTTAAAGAAGCTAAACATTAACGTACCATCCCCCATCGAGGGGAAGTACGAGTGGTCTGGACAGTACAAACCGTACGAACACCAGAAGACCACAGCCGCATTCCTTACGATGAACCGTCGAGCGTTCTGTTTTAACGAGCAAGGCACTGGCAAGACTGCATCTGCAATCTGGGCATCCGACTTTCTAATGACACAGGGCAAGGTAAACCGTGTGTTAGTTATCTGCCCGCTTTCCATCATGGATAGCGCATGGCGTAATGACTTGTTTAGTTTTGCCATGCACCGCACGGTGGACGTGGCTTACGGTGCTAAAGAGAAGCGCAGAAAGATCATCAACCAAGGCTCTGATTACGTCATCATTAACTATGACGGTGTGGAGATCGTTGCCGAAGACATTGCGAACGGCGGCTTTGACTGCATCATTGTCGATGAAGCTACACACTATAAGAACGCACAGACCAAACGATGGAAGACACTGAATAAGCTGTTAACCGACCAGACTTGGCTCTGGATGATGACAGGCACACCTGCCGCACAGTCACCCCTAGATGCGTATGGTATTGCGAAACTGGTCAACCCCACTGCCGTACCACGGTTCTTTGGTTCGTTCCGAGATATGGTGATGTACAAAGTCACCAACTTCAAATGGAAGCCGAAAGAGACAGCGACCGAGACAGTGTACAACGCACTGCAACCTGCCATCCGCTTTACAAAAGACGAATGCCTTGATCTGCCTGACATGGTTTACGCCAAACGCGAGGTGGAACTCACGCGCCAGCAGAAGAAGTATTACAAGGAACTCAAAGATAAACTTGTTTTACAGGCCGCAGGTGAAGAAATCACGGCACCCAACGCCGCCATCAACATGAGCAAACTCCTACAAATATCTTCTGGTGCGGTCTACACCGACAACGGAGAAGCATTGGAGTTCGACATCAAGAACCGCTACAAAGTATTACGAGAGGTGATTGACGAGAGCAGTAAGAAAGTTCTGGTTTTTGTGCCGTTCAAACATACCATCGACATCCTCGCAGGGAAGCTACTTGACGATGGGATAACCACCGAGATCATACGTGGGGATGTATCTGCACCCAAACGGACAGACATCTTTCACCGTTTCCAGACTACTCCAAACCCGAAAGTGTTGGTGATACAGCCGCAAGCCGCCGCGCATGGGGTCACGCTCACCGCCGCTAACACCGTTGTTTGGTGGGGGCCAACAAGCTCGTTGGAGACTTACGCCCAAGCTAACGCACGTGTTCACAGGTCAGGACAAGACCACAAGTGTACCGTCGTGCAGCTACAAGGATCAGCCGTAGAGAAACGTGTTTACACACTATTAGATAGCAGAATAGACGTACACACAAAAATGATTGATCTTTACAAAGAATTACTTGACTAACTCATTATGCGTTAGTAGAGTAAACATCCCGACAGTTATGTCGTGCGAATAGGAGAACTTTATGAGTGAGGACAAAAAGTTAGCCGAAAAGCTAACACGTGTGTACTTAAAAATCCGTGATAAGAAGGCACAGCTTTCTGCGGAATTTAAGAAGCAAGAAGAGGACTTGAACCACCAACTGGATCAAGTCAAGGCCGCGTTACTCGACTACTGCAAAGAGCAGGGGCTTGAGAGCGTTAAAACTTCTGAGGGTATTTTCTACCGTTCGGTGAAGACGCGCTACTGGACTAGCGACTGGGAAGCTATGCACCAATTTGTAATGGAGCATAACGTACCTGAGTTTCTGGAAAAGCGGCTCAACCAAACCAACGTGCGAATATTCCTTGAAGAGAATCCAGAGACCGTACCTAAAGGACTTAATGTGGACTCTGAATATATCATTTCTGTGAGGAAAAAATCATGACAGGACCTTTTGTTCCAATCGAAGACTTGTCCAAGCACTTCTCTGTATCGGTTTCGACCATACGCGCATGGGTGCGACAAGGACATATACCTAAAAATACTTACATAAAAGTAGGTAACACATATCGGTTTTCAATCGACGATGTGTCCACTGCTCTGACCATTGCGGCAGGGGAAGAAACTAAAGTGGAGAAGACCAACGGCGCAACTGCGGCTGTTGGTGGGTTAGCCGCTGTTACTAATGTAGAGCTAGCGCGAGGTTATACCGAGCACGATGCCGAGCCTGAGTACAGCTTAGACGAAGATTTATAAGGAGAAACTAATGTCCGATGTTACCTTGTTTGAAAACAATGCGCTTGCAAATAGTGACCTGTTTAAGAGTCTACAAGATGTAAACAACACTCTGCTAAGTGGGTCTGGTGGGGGTGACAAAAATCGCCGTATCAGCCTCAACGGTAGTAAGTTCAGAGAGTTCATCAACGGCGAACAAGTGTCCGTCAGTAAAGAAGATAACATGAATATGGTTATCGTGAACGCGGCTCCAATCTCACGCTCTTATTATGAGAGTGCGTACGATCATACTAACCCAACACCGCCTAAGTGTTGGTCAGCCGATACAAATGCACCTGCCAAAGAGGTTGCACCAGAGAACCGTCAAGCCTCACGGTGTATGGATTGTCCACAAAGCATTAAGGGATCAGGTGCAGGTGGAAGCCGCGCTTGTCGCTTTGCACAGCGTCTCGCTGTTGCGTTGGAAGGACAGTTAGATAAGGTGTATCAGCTACAGCTACCTGCGACTTCTGTATTCGGCGAAGCCAAAGATGGTAAGATGCCAATGCAAGCATACGCGCGGTTCCTGTCAGCGCACAACACCCCTGCTGTCGCAATCGTCACCAACATGCGGTTCGACGAGAACGCTAGTGTACCGAAGCTGTTTTTCAAAGCTGTTCGTCCATTGGATGAAAACGAGTTACAGCAAGTGGTTGACTTAAAAGATCATCCCGATACGGTTAAGGCTATCACGTTCACGGTATCGCAGACGGACGGTGTATCTAAATCCGCACCCGAAAAACCTGCACCTCAAAAGAAAGCAGAACCTGCACCATTGTTTGCTACTGAGGAAACTGAGGAAGTAGTAGAAGAACCCATTGACGAGCCTACAAAAGTTGTCAAAAAATCCGCACCCCCCAAACCTGCGGACGATGATGACCTTAGTTCGATTATCAATAATTGGGATGACGAAGACTAACATTCGTCGTCAAGGTAATCGGACTGCGCCACGATGGGGGGATGTACCTCTTTCCCCCTGTCGTGGCGATTTAGGCAACGGGTGGATCAATGGAAACGAAGACATTTTTATCAAAGGCGTTGAGTAGTGGGGGCTACTACTGTGTGTTTGCGGCAAGATCATCTGATGAACGTAAAGCACAGAAGTTTTACGACTCAATAGACGCCGTTGTCGATGCCGCCCATAATTTTGATGCAGAAGGATACGATGTTTATTACGGACTAGCGACGTTTGCTGAGGCAGGTTCGCGTAAAGTAGATAACGTACAAAGACTTAACTCTTTCTTTCTCGATCTCGATTGTGGGCCAAGCAAAGACTTTATGTCCCAAGAGCAGGCTATCATGGCCTTGCGGCGCTTTTGTAAGCGTAACAAATTGCCGAAACCCACGATGGTCAACTCGGGGAGAGGCATACACGTATACTGGTTTTTAGAAGAATCGGTATCGTACGAGGACTGGTTCCCTGTCGCGGAACGGCTCAAGCGGTTATGTAATCAGCAAGACTTCTACGCTGATCCGGCAGTGACCGCAGATGCGGCACGTGTGTTAAGAGTTCCTCACACACATAACTATAAGACGAATCCTCCATCGGACGTGGGCTTTTTTGGCTTAGCTGAGCGGTTTGAGACTGTCTCTTTTGACACATTCTCGGAGCGGCTCGGGTCTGATCCGATACCAGTTCCCGCGAAACATGTGCCGCGTGATCTTAGCGCGACCATGCAGAACCTGATGGGAAACCAAGAAAGTGTGTTTAAGGACATACTTATTAAGACACAACGAGGGGAAGGGTGTGCGCAGGTTGCTTACATAGTTAAGAACCAAGAAACCATGAGCGAACCCCTTTGGAGGGCAGGGTTATCTATTGCTAAGTTTTGTACTGACGGTGCCAAAGCTGTGCACCTGATGTCAAACAACCACCCTGAGTACCACCCCGATGAGACGCAGAAGAAGGTAGACCATATCAAAGGCCCTTATACCTGCGCACGGTTTGACGAATACAACCCAGATGTATGTGTTAACTGCCCTATGTGGGGCAAGATTAAATCCCCAATCTTGTTGGGGAAAAGGTTACGTGAAGCGGAAGTTGATGATGAAGGTAACTATGTTGTCGAAGAGACCAAACCCGAATACGTAATCCCTAAGTACCCACCACCATACGTGCGTGGGTCAAACGGTGGTGTGTATGTACGCACCACTAATGAAGACGGCGATGTGGATGAGAAGCGCATATACCATAACGACTTATACGTTGTTAAACGAATCAAGGACCCCGAGCTGGGCGAGTCGTTAGTCATGCGACTGCATCTACCAAGGGATGGGGTGCAAGAGTTCACACTGCCAATGAGTTCAGTCACGTCGAGCGAGGAGTTTCGTAAGAAGCTGTCATCGCAAGGCGTAGCAGTTAAAAAGATGGATGATTTGATGTCTTATACACTAAGTTGGGTGGATGAGTTGCAAGCCACCAGTACAGCGGACACCGCCCATGTCCAATTCGGTTGGGTAAACGACAAGTTCGATACGTTCATACTAGGTAATCAGAAAGTAAGACCTGATTGCGTGGAGTTCAATCCACCTGCCAACCAGACGGTAGGGTTCTTCCCACACTTTGAACCGAAAGGTACCTATGAAGCATGGCGCGAAAACCTAGAGCTATGGGCTGATGAGAAGTTTGCATTGCAACAGTTCGCGTTCGGTATGGGCTTCGGCAGTCCACTTATGGAGTTCTTAAACGAAAACTGCGGGGCGGTAGCGTTTATAAACAACGAGTCTGGTACGGGTAAAACCATGATGATGTACGCGGCGGCAGGTATTTGGGGGAACCCAGAGAAACTTGTTTTGGATAAAGCTGACACCGTTGCCTTCAAGATGAACCGTGCCGAGGTGATGCACAGCCTAATAACAGGGATTGATGAGGTGACAAACCTGACCCCACGTCAGATGTCTGATCTGATTTACCAAGGTACTTCGGGTAGACAGCGAGGGCGTATGACCGCCAGTGCTAACGTAGAACGACACCAAGGCAGAGGGTGGAACTTGCTAATGCAATACACGGCAAACGCTTCGGTTATTGAGACGGTAAGTCGTGGCAAGGCTATGCCGAAAGCAGAAGCACAACGTATACTTGAGTGCCGCGTTGAGCGTATGTTCGATGAAGTTAAGGATAAGGAATTACAAGATACGTTTAAGGCCAATGTCTTTGGTAACTACGGTCACGCAGGGATAATGTTTATACAGTGGGTGATGACTAATTTGGAAGAGACCCGCGCCATTATCAAGAAGGTACAACGTGCTGTTGACGATAAGGCTCAACTAACATCTGAAAACAGGTTTTGGTCTGACACAATCACCGCCACCATAGCAGGGTTGCTGATCGCAAAAAAGGTTGGGTTGCATGACTTCGATGTACAGAAGGTGTTTAAGTGGGCGACCACTGACTTGATAGCGCAGAACAAGCGCGGCCTGAGTGAGATGGCAGGGTCAGTAACTGACGTGCTTGGTGATTTCTTTGCCGAGAACATTAGTTATATCTTGCAGATCAAAAGCACGGCGGATAACCGAGGCTCACAAGGTAACGGGCTTGATGACCATGTGATACCCGAGCAGATTGCGCGTGGTCGATTAGTCGCACGGTACGAAACTGACACAAAACTCTTTTTCGTCAAACCAAAACCACTCAAGGAGTGGTGTGGTGAGTTGCAGATTAACTACGCACATTTGGTTAGCGAGATAATGAGTAAGTGCGATGGTAAGCGGAAAAAGAAACAATTAACCAAGGGCACGAACTTACAGTTACCCCCTGCCGACACAATTGTTATGAAGTTTGATGCGGACCCAGAAAATGAAGGTATTGCGAACCTATGATCTGTCGCCTGATGGCGTGGCTATAGAAGTCAACTGGGAGAGTATGACTGTGGGTGCGTCGATCTTTGTGCCCTGCATCAACACTGACAGTGCGGTAAAACAGGTAAACAAGATAATGTCCGAGAAACAGTGGTCGGCGGACCATAGACTACGTATCGAGGATGGCAATTTAGGGGTACGATTTTGGAGAACGCTGTGATATAGTTGTACAGACAGATGTGGTCCACGATCTCTGACAGTCTGTCGTTCTCCCTGACCCCCTCTTCGGAGGGGGTTACTTTTTACTCTCTTCTTTTTCCTGCGCGTAAAGAGCTTCCATCGTACCAATTCTGATAGTTAGCTCATGCACCCTGTCTTGTATTTCACGTAACTCAGTAACGTCACGCTCCAACCCTTCAAGTAGCATGTCTTGTCAAGCATCGGCAGGGAGAGCGCCAAGCTGTCCGCGAGGCCAGAGAATGCGAAACTCCGAGTTGGCTGAAATATCGACGTTTGTTATTTCGAGTTGATGTTCCATAGCCGTTAGCCGCGATTCCATCGTAAAGTACGCCATCGTTGCAATCGACGTAGCGACAATCATCCCTATTATGTTCTTTAGGGGGATGGTTAGATTAGTATCTTCCGAAACACTCGCCATATCAGTTCACGGGCGGCATAAACCCGTTCCTCACCCCATAAAGATGTTCCTCTGCGACTTTACGCATTGCCGGGGATAAGGTAACACCGTTGTACATATTCTCACTTGTTTTGATGTGTTGTTTTATTGATTTATTCAAGCTGTCGCCCGTGATCTTGAAGGTCGGATGCGCTTTGTTGAACTTAGCCATGTCACGTTTGACATCTGCCAGTGCATCCCAATCACCCATCCGTGCGGCAACGTAATACTTCTTGGTCAGGTCAGATCGTTGCTTACTGATCGAATGGTCTATACGTTTAACTCGTTGGTTCTCCTCTTGAATACGTATGTACTCTGCTGGAGCGAACCCTATAAACTGTGTAAACAACTCACCACCAGTCATATCGTCATAGATTGGATCGTTACGGCGCGTGTATATACCACCTTCTTGTTGGTACCGCCCGACTGACTTATACATGTTGGAGAAGCCCACAGGCATGATGCTTTCGATGCCGCGCTGTGTTTCACCGTTATATAAATCTATGATGCCGCGACCTGTCCGCTTCGCCACACTAAGTGCAGGGCCACCAATGTAGTACCCGATAGCCTCTTCCGCTGAAGGGTTGGGGTTGTATCTATTCTCTTGCAGCAGCAAGCCCGTTAGACGTACACGTGATGCCACGTCAGCACCTATTCCTACAGTGTCGAGAACTTGGTTAAACGCACCTTTGTACCAACCTTCGCCGATATAGGAGCGCACACGTTCGTTTGTATCGTCCTCGTCGTCATCAAACAGGAGCAGGTCCGCCATCAACTGGAACGCACCGTATAACGGAATACCGTGTACCCCTGCAAAAAACAGGGCCGAACCGTGTATGCCGATTAGTTGGTTCCGAGCGATCTTGCGCATGGCGGGATCGGATTCTCTGGATAACATAGTCTGAGCAGTTTTGAGCATTGTGTAGTACATGCGTAGACCGTAGGTCTTATACATCATCGCCACACGCCCGATGTTTTCTTGCGTGACACGCGGTGCAGTCTCTAGGGTAGAACCGCCGTTGTATTCTTGCGTATCGTAAAGAGCCTCCTCTGCCGCCATCTGCTGTCGCTGTGCTTCTGGCATCTTGGGGTTTTCAGCAGTGATGCGATCTAATGCGAGGTTGTACGATGCAACCATCGTCACCTGTCGGTTAAACCGCTCCGACTGGTTAAACATCATCGCCGATATACCTGTGCCGTAGTCAATGGCCGCTGAGATTTTGCGTCCTAACGTGTCAGTTCTACGTGCCCTACCACCTTCTTGGAGACCCAAGGCATCAAAGATAAACGAGCGGTTAAGGTGCCCACGTTCCGACGCCAGCCGTACAACTGGGGCAATACGCTCTAACTCCTTTAGACGTTCTTCTGGTATGTCTTCATTCTTCTTAACTACAAAGTCACCGTTGTCGGTAATGTCGTAGTAGGCATCCAAGCCATGAGCCAGCGCGATCTTGTCGAGCTTAGTCTCCCCCATACCACGTGCACCTATAACGAACGATGATGCGTTCATTAATTCGTCGTAGGTTTTTTGGTATCCGTATCGTGCGCCAAGCATAGGCATAACGAACATCGGTATCTGTGCGGTCTGCACCATAGCCGAGGCTACGTTGAAACCGATTGTGCCAACAAACGCGAGTTGGTTGAACATACGTACGTATTGCTCAAGCCCCTTCTGCTTTGCGCCATACTTGGCAAAGTTCATGCGTACCTTGATCTCGTCACGCAAAGTATCAAACATAAACTGGTTATCTTTTGGTACTTCTAATTCGTTAAGCTGCACTTCCATAGTTTGGAGAAGCGCGTTGTACTTTAACTTCTCCACCTGTCGAGCGAGGTCAAAGCCCTTACTCTTCATGGCGTACACCGCATCCTGCATATAGCCGGGCGTACCCTTACGTCTTTGCAGGGACTTAGCGAACGAGCTTTCTGGGAGCGCATCAATGAATAGACGCATAATTTCAGCTTGTACTGTGTCATCAACCTTGTTCGCGTTCAGCGAATCAAGCACCTGCTTCACAAACGAGGAAGACGGTGCGTTGTTGAAGTCAGACGTTTTGAAGTCACCATCCATACGATTGACAGTATTCGTAATGACATCAGGGTCTTTTAGAAGCGCGTCATAAACTCGGTCGCGTTGCCTCTTACTGTCGAACATCTGGAATACATACTTATCGCGCTCTGATTTAACAGCACCATCCTTGTATTGGAACTCTAGTTTGTACTGACCTTCACGTAGCAGCGGGAAGTAAACGTCTAGGGTGTTACTGTCAAACAACTTAGCAAATACTTCTTTCTTTAGCTCTGCTGCTGCGTCAGGGTTCTTAGCTAATGCTTCGTCAATACGCCCATTAATCGCATCTTTGAGGTTCTCGTACAGACTGCGGTACATGTCACGCATAGTGCGGTAGGCTTTTTGCCCGTCAGCACCGTCAGCACCAAGGGCATTCCAGTCAGCCCGTTGTGCATCCCACACGTCTGCCAAGCTGTTACCGCTTTCGTCGGTCTTGTCTTTGTAATCACTACGTGGCCTTGTTGGGTCTACCTGATAGATAGTAGCGCCGTACTCTTGGCTGTATATTAAGTCATTAAGGTTCTTCTGCTTTTCTTTGCTACCACCACTAGCGATCCACTTGTCCACAACTTTTACTTGGTCACGCACAAAGTCATCAGCACGTGCCATCGAACCACGTTGCCGTTCCAGCAACTCGTGAAACTCTGCCGCAAGTTTACCTAGCTTAGCGTCTGCTCGTTTGGCTATATCGCTGAGTGCCTGTGAGTCCACCAGTTTCGGTAGGACAAAGGCAACCTTCTCGCTCATCGCACTAAGGGTGTCGAACGCACCGTCAGCCCATTCGCCACGGAACTTCTGAGTAAGCGGCTGGTGCAACGCCTTCTGCGTCTCATCCATGCCTTTCATCTCTTCTTTGACCCCTTTTGCCGTGGACTCCATCGCAAGTTCGTTCGCATTGCGGAACTTAGGAGCGGGGGCAAGGATACCTTCTACAAGCCTGTCAGCGGCTGTCTGAGCCGATTCGATCTTCTTAGGCTGCATACCAACAAGTTTACGTAAGAAGTTCCCTACGCTGTTGTAGAAGCGTTGTAGGGCATTAATCTCTTCGCCCTTGGGGTTGATTGCGGCTAGCTTAGCTTGGAACTCTGGGTTCGACATCGCTTCAGATGCGAACTCGTCTACGTCCTTTGCGCCATACGCAGTATCAAGATAATCTTTAACGTCTTCAAACAGCTTCGTGAGCTGGCGCGTCATAGGATGGTTCTTGTTCGCCAATGTAGCGGATGTCGCCGCATGGGTCATCTCATGCAACAGCACGTGGGGGTTCATGCCGATTTCGGAGTCGAGCTTGATTGTGTTGGTTTCTGGATCGAATAAGCCTGCAACGGGTTCACCCGCCGCAGTTTTCAAATCCTTAACAACTTCTACTTTGGTCTCGCCCACCGCTTTAGCTAGCTTGTTCGCCATCTGCGCGATGCGCTTATCTGCCGTCGTAGCTGCCAGAGTTGATAGAGCTTCCTTTAAGTTGCCAGCACGTAGTAGTGCACGTACCCCCGGATGTAACGGCACGTCGAGGGCCATAACAGAACCACGTTCTAGCTTCTTCTCGAACATACGAGCCAGTTCATCTAGGCTTGCGCGTACGTCTTGGCGCATCTCTGCTTCGATCTGAGCTTGTTCAGCCGCTTCTTTTGCGGCTAGCTTGGCGTCTTGCTTACGGAACATCTCAACATAGTCGGTGTTCTCGATCCGTTGCATCTCGCGTATTTCTTGCGCAAGCGTTTCGTCGATCCACTTATTAGTCTCAGGTGACAAGTTGGCTTTCGCCCAATCAAGCACCTGTTGTGCGGGTTTCTTCCCCATACCTTGGAAGAAATCGACTTCGCTCTGGCGCATGTCAGGAGTTTTACGGAATTGCGGGGTGCCATTAGCCACATCATAGATAGCCATGTACAAGCCATCAGTGGGGCGAGGTACCTTACCTAGATACGTTATCACAGCATTACCCAACTTATCGCGGGCTGCTGCACCGTTAGTTAGGAGTGTTAGTATCTTCAGTCGGTCATCAGGGGTGGTGCGTTCCTTCCCTACAATTTCGTTAAACTCTTGGCTAGTCTCCTGTGCAAACTGTTTTACTGGCTCGGGCTGTTGCTCGAATCTCTCAGTAAGTTGTTTAGACGCAGTATCTTTAGGAGCCAGCGCCGGGGTTGTCTTCCTAACTTGAAGCGTAGGCATAACTTTACGCTTCGTAGAGGTTGTCTTCTTCGGTGATTCTTTCGTAGTAACTTGTTCACGTGTAGTAGTGGACTCCTGAACTACCGGGGCTTGTGTAGGAGCCGCCTTCTTAACCACACGTTTCTTAGCAACGGCCTTCTTCTTAGGTTTCGCTTCGGGCTTTGCCGCTTCTACTTTTTGTGGTGGCGGTGGTAGGTCTAGTGCAAGCTGCTCTGCGCCTTCTCCTCGTACAGCGCGTCCAGTGCCGCGCCCAGTATCTGCCACTCTTCCTCTTCTAGGTGGCGTAGGCACCTTGGTATCTTGTGCTCTGGCAGGTAGTACGTCTCTTGCTCCTGCTCCCACAGCCGATTCAGCAGTCGGAACGCTAACTCCACCTGCTGTTGGTTGAGGTCTTCTAGTCGTTGCATCGGGGCCTCCTGTTGCAGGGGCGGCGCGTCCTTTACGCTGTGGCTGGAACAATTCAAGTTGTGCTTCTGGCACCCCTTCAAGTTCTCTTGCCACATTAAGCCGAGTTTGCTCTGGTACTCTCTGATTGTTAGCAAAATCGGTAAACTGCTTACGTACCGCAGGGTCATTAAGGTCTTTACCTTCCGTACGCTTACGGAGCGGTGCTTGCGGCGCAATGCCGAGACCGTCCATAAACTCTTTTGTTATTGTTTTCGGAGCAGGTGGTGTCTCCTTTACAGGTGGTGTCTTACGACGTCCCATCCCCGGAAACGATAGTTGTGACGGGGTAGCGGCTTGGGGTCGAGCTTTACGCTCTGGAATACGTGCCTCCATCTCCGCAAGCTGTGTAGCTTCGGGTGGTGCAGTGATCTCTGGAGCTTTAGGTACTTCTGCCCGTTGCACATCGACTGCACGGCGAAGTGTCTTTGTTTCTTCTGCGGATGCTTTGGTATTTTTAATACCCTCGGCTCTCAACGCTTTCTCAAAGTTCTTCGACAGCGTGTTGTAATTACGCGTAGGGTTCTCTTCGATAGTCTTCTGTAAGATGTTATATCGCTTATCGGTACTACGCCGTGCTTGATCGCCCTTTCGACGGGCGTCCAGCGACTCAAGTTCTGATTCTCCACGTACCCGAGCTAATTCAGCCTCTGCTACGGCATCAGCTTGTAGCATTGCTTCTATCTCAGCGATTTCGGCATCGTCGATCTCCATCTTGTCCAGACGGTCAATCATGTCTTCTTGCACGGGGATGGGTTGCGGTGGAGTCGGCTTAGGTTCGTCTCTAATGCCTTCTCGCTGCGGTACGCGTTCTGCCCCTTCTGACTCTAGCTGACCACGCAGTGCGGCCTCTGGACGGGCTTCTCTCGCTTCTTCTAGTTCACGTGGAAACAAGTCAGGTTGTGCGGCTTCAGCCGATGCCTGCTCAAACTTACGTTCGTCACCACGTTCTGCTGCTGCTAGTGCATAGGCTTCTAGCGATGCCGCTTCTGTCTCACGTGCTTCTTCGTCAGTACGTGTAGGCTCAGTGACCTCAACTTCGACTTCTTCTACGTCGCTTGGAGTTTCGGTCGCGGATCGCCTTGCCGTCTTACCTCGGATAAAGAAGTCTGCAACACCCTGTACGATGGCACCTGCACCGCCGCCAGCAATGGCTTCGTCGATAATGCCTGCATCGAGTAGTTCTTTCTCTACATTGTACCCACGCTCGTTGAGGTTTTGTAGGAATGCAGCACTAGCTTCTTGCGCGGCTTCAGCACCGCCAGTGGTCAGTGCGCTACGGATTCGGCTACCACCATCACGTACAGCTTTACCGCCAATCTTCTCAGCTAGCTTGGTAAAACCCGGAATTTTAAGGATACGAGCCAGAGGAACAACTTCTAGTGAACCGATTGCCGCGCCTCTAAGTGTAGCTGCTGCGCGTTCTTCTTCGGTGGCACCTGCGGCACGTGCACGTTCGCTTGCTTCACCAGCCCCAGCGCCCACACCAATAGCACCTGCGGTGCCTAAACCAGCAAGACCAGCACCGACTGCACCTACACCAAGCGCACCAGCACCATACGTAGCGGCACCTGCGGCACCGAGGGCACCGACAACAGAGCCAAGACCAGACGCTATCTTGTAAGACAGAGCATCTTGATCTCCACCTTCGGGACGTAGCGCATCAGCGGCGGATTTAATTTTATCCCGTGCGGTAAGCTCAGCATCTTCGTCGAGTATAGCCGCTCCACCAAGAGCCGCTAACTCTCCAGTAGTAACAACACCCGAACCAAAGCCCGTTAAGACGTTCTCAATAAAGCCCGACTCTTCGTCACTAGACCGACTAAGGTTTTGCAGTCGCGCGTAAAGCTCTGCTTCTTGGTCAGCAAGAGACGTACTTGCGCCCCCCATAGCACGTTGGAGTTCTTGAGCTAAAATGCGAGCGTCTTCTGTACGTCCGGCTCGATCCGCGTTTATAAGTGCCTGTTCGAGTTGCGCTAAATTAGTCATGAGTACCTACTGCTGTAAATTACGCTCTAACGCTGCTCTTCCTTGGGCAGAAAGATCAAAGTTCGGCATTGTTGGGGCAGTTGGCATCGTGCCTCCTGCACCACCGCTGTCCATGATGCCGCGCAGTGCTACTTCAGTATCGAGGATTCCTGCTTTATCAAGCAAGTTAAGCGCTTTTTGTTCGGCAAGTGCTCGGGCATCTTGTGCTGCTTTAACTGCTATAGGATCTTTACTCGTTAGAGCAAGATTTTCTGCTTGGATAACCGCAGCATCGTTGGACACATACTCTGTTATAAAGTCAACTTTGTCTTTCTGAATCTGACCCAGAGTTTTACCTGCTGCGGCGCGACGATCAGCCGATTCCACAGTCAACCGTAGGTCGTTGATATACTGGATGTTCCACGCGTTAAGTAGGTTCTTTACGTTATTAGAGTTAGCTTCAAACTCTCTATTGGCATCAGCAATGGCGACTTGAAGGTCTTGTCCGCGCATCTGCGACATAACTTGTGCCGCTGTACGTTGGTGCGCCATCGACTGTTCGTAAGCACTACGTCCATCAGACAGTGCCTGTTTAGCCAAGTCTGCATCCATAGTCATAGCTGTTTGGTCGATACCAATACGACTTAGCAGGCGATCACGCTCTGACTTCTCTTGACGTTGCCGTTCGGTTGCCATTGCACCGGAGCCACCAGCCATAGTCTGTCCAAAGCTGCCACCACCTGCTGTACCGCGCAAGAACGCAGAGATTTGTTCGTCGCGCATTTTATCGGGGTCTTGCTGCCGAACGTCCATAGCCTTGAGTTGTTCAAGGTACTCGTTCATCTTGTTGCGTTTGTCATCACGTCCAAGGAACGTCGCTGACTCATCCCGCGCTGTTGTACGCGCTTGCTCGGGGTCAGAAATACTGCCAAGCCCTGCGTTACTTAACAAACTACTTACCCCACTACCAGCACCTGCCATATCAACTTTCGGCGCTGTTAACTTAGGCTGTGCTTGTAGCAACTCCATAATACCTTGTGGCTTGGGCGGCTCTTCTCCGGTAGACTCTTTCTCTACAGATGGGGCAGTCACGTCTTCCTCAGTCACTTCCGCCTGCATTGCAGGGCCGTCTAACTGCATAACGTCTGTAGTTTCGTCTTTCTCTTCAAACTCTGCTGTTTCAACTTGCGGTGCCCGTTCTGCCGCAGTGTCTACCGCACTAGCGCGTGCGGGACGAAACCCGCGCCGAGTTAGCTCCATACCGTCTGGTGGGCCACCCATTGCTGTGCTACGTTCCTCACGAATCATATCCGCGATTTCAGCATCGGACTTACCACGCCATCTACGGCTGGATTGTCCAGTGTAACGACGCTTATATTCTGCGATCTCTGCTTGAGTTACATCACCGCCAGCTTGTAAAGCCACAACGCCACCCGCCGCCATACGGCGCATAGGAGCTTGCTGTGCCCCCTGCTGCTGTTGACGTTTAGCCAACGCGCCAAGGCCAGACTGTAACTGCTGCACCTGTTGAGGTGCCGCCGCGCCTTGTTTAGCCACACGCTGCATGTTATTTTGTTGCCGCTTCTGCGTGTTCTGCATGATCCCTACCATTTGATCGGTAAGGTCTTGCTTCGTCATCTCTAGCAGTTCGCGTTCTTTTTGCTGTTTGATGGTCTGCGGGTTCTGCTGCATCTCCATCTGCACTTTGCGCATCGCGTCGTCTTTCTCAGACTTCAGCCGTTGCAGGGCCAATAGGTCTAGCAGTTCTTGATTAGCGGCATAGCGCTTCTGTAGGGCTTGAGGATTGCCTCGGTACGCATCTACGCGCTGTTCAATATCTTGGTCAATCGCCATTGTTTAGCCCCCTGTCCCATCATCAGTAGTGTCCGCAGGTGGCGTTTCACTAGGTAGAAATACTTTGCTAAGCAAGTCATACACACCACCTGATCCTGATAAGAAGTCGGAGAGTGCGCTTGGCTGTGCATACGAATAAGACTGCGCGGCAATCGGCAGACCTTGAAGTAACGACTGCTGGTACTGTACTTGCTTGTATGGGAAGTCTCTTTCTTCTTCAAACTGCAATCGGTCAGCCGTAATACCTTCTTGTTCGATGCCACGTTGTAGCTGACCCGCCTGAATCTGATTAGCGAGAGCTTGCAGTCCATATTGATTCGCTAAGTTTTGTGACTGCTGAGCCTGCTGTTGCTCGGTATTAAACTGCTGCTGTGCTTGTTGAAAGGCTTGGTTATAACCTTGCCCAGTTACATTTGCCATGTTTGCCAGCATACCGCGAGTGAGTTCGGCGTCGGCAAGAGCCTGACGAGAACCGCCGTAAGCGCCAGCGCGGGTGAGACGCCCTGCCTGCTCAACACGTGATTTCTCTGATTGACGACGTAACTCATCAAGTTGCGGTTGTAACGCAGACTGGATGTACGGGTTCATGTACTGCTGTGCAGTGCCTTGTTGAGTAAAAGATTGTGGCGTCATTGCACCCATCTGCTCGGTAGGTACTACCAATCCTGCGATACCTTGAAAGGCTTGCTGTTGGAGAGGTGCTGCACCAGCCGAAAGTGGTCCCATATACGCTTGATAATCTTCGTTGGCGAGGGCAGCACCCTTACCAAGCATAGACGTTACATAGGGGCCAGCCCATGAGGATAGCGACGATTCTCTACCCGTTTCTTGTCCTACAATAGATTCAGCCATGTCTCACCTCACACTGGTAACATTTTATTCGGTTTAATTTCTTTGCCCTGCTTACTATTGCCTGTCCGCTCTTTGCGAACACGAGACATCATTTGTTCTAGGACTTTCGCTCCTGCATCGGAGTTGCCGTTTCCTAAATGGCTGACAACATCCGCAGGGATAACAAACTCCCCATCACTGAGTGCTGCTGGTTGGCGTCCGTTGATACTGGCAGGGACTTTATCAGCCATACCATCGGTACTACCACTGAGGTAATTGCCTTTATTCAACGCCGCAAGCCCACCTGCCGCCATACCGCGAGGTATGGAACGCCGCTGCCGGGCCGGGCTACGTATGTTACTTTCTGATAACTCAGCAGCCTGCGATGCCATACGCTCTTGCGCGGCACCGATGTCTTCGTCTTCAGCAACAAATTGAGTATCAGTAAAATACCGACGCCCAGAGCTTCCGGGCCTACGGTTGGGGTCATACATCATACGGACTTCACGCCCCGTGCCTTGTGGCCCCATCAACGCTTCAAGCCCTGTAGGTGCAGGAGAGTCCATAGGTCTTACTGAACCGTCTGTCATCTCCTCACCAAGCATCTGTGGTACTTGTGTACGAACCGTTCGTAGAGCGGGTATATCACCTTGATAGCCTGTCGGTGGGATTTGTGGTTGCCCTGCACTAGAGTTACTCCCTATTGCAGCAAGTCCCATTGATCCAAGCTGTACGATACCTTTTGGACTGGTAAAATAATCGTAAGCATTACTACCTGCTTCCGATATACCTTTGCCAAAATCATCTACTAAATCACTAAACCACCCCATTAAGAGCCTCCAATTATATTTAACAACTTATCAGTTGTGTCCTCTACTTGTCCACCCTTTGCATACGGACTAGGAAACATTCCTGCTTGCTGAGGATTAGCAAATATGCTGCTAAAGTCGTAAATATAGCGTAAATTTAGCGGATCGGGTGTTCTGACGGTAACTTGTTGCCCCATAGCATCAGGAGCCTGCAACGCTGCTTGTAGGAACTGTCTCCCACCTGCACGTAACGCTTCTTGCTCGATATTAGTAACGATGTTCTGTTCCATTTGTTGGATTTGATCCATTGTTTGCTGTTGATTTTGGTCCATCTGACCAGACAATGCAGTCTCTGTATCTTGCACGGTGCCGTAAACACCAGTCGGTGCGTAGATAGACGTGTCAGCAACTTGGTCGAATACGTTCTCACCAGCGAGCAGTTGCTCTAGTAATATTTGGTCATCTATCGTGATCTGCTGATCGCCAGTCACATCGTACTGAGCAAGCTGATTCTCAGCCATGACCTGATTACCAGCGATAACATCTACAACAAAGTCGATGTCAGTCTGCGTAACCTCGGTTGCAGGCTTACCTACAAGGTCACTTACCGCCTCAATATCTGACGCTAGCGTAGCTTCAGTCTCACCCAATGCAGCTAGTATATCGGCTTCCGTAGTGCCGAGTTCTGCCAGTATGTCGGTTTCGGTTTGAGTTAGCGCGTCTAGTATATCTGTTTCGGTCTGACCGAGCTGGTCTGATACATCAGAAATAGCCTGTGCGAGTGCATCATCACGGTCAATACCGTCTGCCTCGTACTCAGCCATCTTCTCAAGAATCTCGGTCTCCATATCACCGAGATCGACACCGATGTCCTCAACAGCTTTGTCTATCTTCTCTTCGAGCGCGGTCTGACTGTTTGCTACAGCCGTTTCTAGCTGTGTTAGACCAAGCCCCATCTGCTCAAGGATGTCGTCTTTAGTTGTACCTAGCTGAGTGGCAAGGTCATCTAGTGCATCCGAGATAGCTTCGTCACGTTCTTTACCCGATGCTTCGTACTGAGCAATGGTGCCAAACAGCCCGGTGGGGTCCGCTGATTCGTCTTCTTCTGTTAACGGGTTATCAGCAATAGCTGGACTACCGAGAAGTCCCTCAATGTCACTTACATCTTCTGCGACTGCACCGACATCTTCTGCGACGGTGTCAGTCTGCGCATTGATGAGGTTAGTGAGGTCAGTTACCGCAACGCCGAAGTCCACGGCAAGCTGTGCGATAGCTTCTGCGTTTGTCAGTCCCTGATCCATCAGGTCTTGAACTTGTGCGTAGATACCAGTTGCTTCGGTTACTACGTTGCCATCAGCACCGTATTCGGCAGGGGTACCGACATTACCAGCAAGCGCCGCTAGGTCAGTGCCAAGTGTATTGACCGCCGTGTCGATATAGTCATAAAGACCCGTAGCCTCAGCGTCATCTGTTGCAGGGTTGCCAAGAACGTCAAGAATCTCGTCTGTAGTGTTGTCGATATACCCGTAAATGCCTGACGCATCAGTATCATCTGTTGCGGGGGAGCCAATAATATTGTTTACAACATTAGCTACGTCATCTTCACTGATGTTTTCAAGGCCACCGATAGCATCGTTTACGATAGTGGTAACTTCTTCGACGCTAATATCATTCAGATCGCCGACAGTGGCGTAGAGTCCAGTAGCTGGTGAGTCGTCAGTTGCAGGGGTACCTACAATATCTGCAACAATAGCGGCTACATCGTCATCGCTAAGGTTATTGAGGTCAGCAATAACCGAGTAAATACCTGTGGCGTCAGTATCGTCTGACGCAGGTGCACCAACAATATCGTTGACTATGCCTGTAACGTCTTCTGCACTAATGTTCTCTAGGTTAGCGAGTGCATCAGAGACAATAGTTTCAACGTCTTTAGTACCTAAGTTATTTAGGTCACCAACAATGTTGTTGACTATACCTGTAACGTCTTCTTCACTAATGGTCTCTAGGTTAGCGAGTGCATCAGAGACAATAGTTTCAACATCTTCAGTACCTAAGTTATTTAGGTCACCAACAATGTTGTTGACTATACCTGTAACGTCTTCTGCACTAATGGTCTCTAGGATGGGCGTCGTGTAGCGCTTCTCAATGCGCCCAGTGGCAGGATTCTTGACAAGGTATTCTCCTGTCGCTTTGTTGTTCCAGCCAGCAAAGCCCGGTTCCATCTCTATAGGGCCTGCACTAATGGTCTCTAGGTTAGCGAGTGCATCTGTTACGATTGTTGTAACATCCTCGACGCT